TGGAAAAGTTCTGTTCTGATATGTCAAAGGAGCTTGCACAGAGATTGCTGAGACGTGTGAAGCAGCGTACTCCCGTTGGAGAATACGAAGTTATCACTTATAGAACAAAGGACGGTAGAACGTTCACATTCAATGAGGGTAAGTCCGGTGGCACGTTGCGTAACGCATGGACAATTCAAAAAACCGTAACTAAAAAGGGAACGGTATATGAAATCGAAATTGTGAATCCAACGGAGTATGCTTCCTATGTGGAGTACGGTCATAGGCAGGAAATTGGTAGATTTGTTCCTCAAATCGGTAAGCGACTGAAATCCGGTTGGGTTGAGGGTAAATTTATGCTGAAAATTTCAGAGGAAGAAGTACAAGCTCTTGCTCCTAGACTTTTAGAGAAGCGTTTGAACGATAAGCTGAAAGAGGTGTTCGATGTTAATTGATATTATCAATGGTATTTCCTTAAAACTGAATAGTATTTTTGGGGATTCTTACGAGGTTCACATTGAAAATGTAAAACAAGGTTTGAAAGAGCCATGTTTTTTCATTAAGACACTTCCAACGAATGACAGACCGCTTCTCGGCAAAAGAAAGCAACGGACGTATTCGTTTATGATTTCGTACTTTCCAAAAGAGGGAAACGAGGAAATGATGGATGTTTCTGAAAAGTTGCTGGACGGTTTGGAATATATAGAACTGTTAAGTGGGGAACTGATTCGAGGTCATTCCTTGGAAGCGGAAATTGTAGATGATGTGCTGCATTTCTCTGTGAATTATATCGTATTTCTCAACGACATCACTAGAGAAGAATCTATGGGTTCTCTCGATTACGATGCCGGAACGAAAGGAGCAATCTAAATGGCAACTAAAAACAAAACTGCCGCTTCAAATGAAGTGCAGCAGAAATATAAAGGTTCGCAGCTCTTAAAGTTGCCTAAATACAACGATAGAGTTGCGAGAATCGTTATTAAACCAAATGAGCTTTATTCGTATGAAGATGCGGATAAGCTCATTTTTAATTTTATGAAAAAGAAAGGATGATGAACTATGTTAGGTGGTGGAAAATTTCTTACTCAGAATAAGATTCTTCCGGGCACATACATCAATTTTGTGTCTGCATCCATTTCCAGTGTAAACCTCGGAGAACGTGGTTATGCTGCGATGGCATTACCGCTTAAGTGGGGTGCTGATGGAAAAATCTTCGTAGTGACCGGAGATGATTTCAGAAAGAATACATTAAAGCTCTTTGGCTTTAGTTATGATTCTGAGGAAGCAAAGGGATTGCGTGATTTATTCAAGAACATCACAACTCTGTACTGCTACAAGCTGATGAACGGTGGCGCAAAAGCTGCTAACTCTGTAGCTTCTGCAAAGTACAAGGGTTCTGCCGGTGCTAAAATCAGCACTGAAATTCTCACCGGTACTACTGCTGGTACATTTGATGTGAATATCTATTTTGAAACTTCTCTTGTTTACAGTAAGACGGTTGCAAATATTACAGAGCTGAAAGCAGAGGACAATGGCTGGGTAGATTGGACAATCGACACGTTGGCAGCAACCGACAGAACTGCTCTTACCGGAACAGATTTAGATGGTGTTGATATTACTGCAACTGAACATTCTGCTTTCTTAAATGCAGCGCAGGCTTACACATTCAACGCTATGGCTTGTTTATCCACAGAGGATACAATCAAGGAATTATACGTGCAGGAATGTAAGGACATGAGAGACAATGCCGGCATCAAGTATCAGTTAGTAGTTTTCAACAAGGCTGCTGATTACGAGGGTGTTGTTAATGTCAAGAACAGTGCTGATGCAGTTTATTGGGCAACCGGTGTTATTGCCGGATGTGCAGTTAATTCTTCTAATACCAACAAGGTATACGATGGTGAGTTTGACATTCCGGTTGATTACAACAAGGCTCAGTTGGAAGCAGCTATCAAGGACGGTGAGTTCACGTTCCATCGTGTAGGCGATGAAATTCGTGTTCTTGAGGACATTAACTCTATGGTGGAAATCACTATGGAAAAGGGTGACGATTTCAAGTCCAATCAGACTATTCGTGTTCTCGACCAGATTGCTATGGATATTGCTAAGTTATTCAATACCAGATACTTAGGTAAGATTCCAAACGATGAAGCCGGTCGTATTTCCTTATGGAATGATATCGTTAAGCATCATCAGGAATTAGAAAAGCTCAGAGCAATCGAGAATTTCAATCCAGAAGATGTTGTTATTGCAAGAGGAGAAACCAAAAAGTCTGTAGTCGTTTCTGATGTAATTAGTCCGGTTAACGCAATGGCTCAGTTATACATGAGCGTTATCGTAGCATAAGAAAGGGGTAAAACGATATGGCAAATACAATGAGTGCAAGAGATGCCGTGAGTGCTTCCCTTGCTGAATGCTTTGTGACTATTGAAGGACAGAGATACAACTTCATGCAGTGTATCAATCTGGAAGCATCTTTTGAAAAGAATAAGACCGAAGTGCCTATTCTCGGTAAGACCGGTAAGGGTAACAAGGCGACTGGATGGAGTGGAACTGGTTCTGCTACATTCCATTACAATACATCCATTTTCCGTGAGCTTATGGTTCGTTATAAGAACACTGGAGAAGATGTGTACTTTGACATTCAGATTACAAACGAAGACCCAACTTCTAGTGTTGGTCGTCAGACAATCATCTTAAAGGATTGCAACATTGACGGTGGCATTCTTACAAAGTTTGATGCTGATGCTGAATATCTGGATGAAGATATGGACTTCACATTTGAAGATTTCGAAATGCCGGAAACATTCAGTTTGTTAGCTGGTATGCAGTAATTTTCATGGGGAGAATAGGATAACGTGTCCGACAAGGTGCATCCTCCAGCACTTTTCTCCCCTATTATTGGGGGCATCATAGAAAGGTAGGTATATGATATGAGTAATTTATCATGCTTTTTAGCAGGAAACGTGGAAAAAAGAGAAAACAAAAAGATTGTAGTTAGCAATCGTTTCAAGGATAAAGACAATAAGCCGGTGGAATGGGAAATCAGATCCATTGGTGCAGATGAAGATGAAGCTCTTAGAAAGTCTTGTACCAAGAGAGTTCCGGTCGTTGGAAAGAAGAATCAGTATACGCAGGATTTTGATTCCAACGCTTATTTAGCAAAGCTGGCAGCAAAGGCAGTGGTATATCCAGACTTAAATAATGCGGAGCTGCAGAACTCTTACGGTGTCATGGGCGCAGAACAGTTAGTCAAGGTTATGCTTTACAAGGATGAATTTGATTATCTCACTGAAATGCTTGTGACTGCTGCTGAAACTGAGGACATGGAAGAGCTTGTTGACGAAGCAAAAAACTAATTAGTGAGGGCGATAGTGAAAGCAATTATGCTTACTATTGTCTTCACAAATTTCATTGGAAACCATCTGAATTTGTCTCTTTATCGAAAAGGGAAAAAGCCTTAGTCATTGCGTCAATTCAAATTAAATTGGAGCATGACAAAGAAGAGCAGAGGAAGATGAAAAAGTCTAGTAGACGTAGAAAGTAGGTGACAAAATGGCTGGAATAAGTTCAACAATACGAATTAACGATGGCATGTCGCCTGCCCTTAAAAGCATGAACAAGGCACTTAATATAGTGCTGAATAGTTTTGAAAAAATGCAGTCAATCAGTGGTAATTCCATTGATGTTGCAGACATTAAGGATGCTAGAGCTGAACTTGCTAATGCTGCTATTGCGGTTAATCGTGTAGAAGAAGAGCTGGAACAAGCAGCAAGAGCGCAAGATAATCTCACAAGAGAAGCGAGAGAAACTGAGTCTGCCATGTCTGGTGTTCTTAAACGAGTCGTTGGCTTGGTAGGTGCTTATGCTTCTTTCCAGACGTTAATGGGAGCAGTAAACCTCTCCGACCAAATGAGTCAAACTACTTCTCGTTTAAGTCTCATTGTAGATGTAGACGAGGATGCTAGTAGAGAGGAAATTGCAAAAGCCACAGAAGATTTGGAACAAAAGATTTTTGAATCTGCCAATCGTTCCAGAGCTTCTTATCTGGATACCGCTTCTGCGGTAGCAGCATTTGCTCAAAGAGCAGGAGATGCTTTTTCTGGAAATGATGAAGTAATCGCATTTACGGAAACGTTAAACAAAATGTACGTCATTGCCGGTGCGACTGCCGAAGAACAAGCATCCTCAATGTTGCAGCTCACGCAGGCTTTAGGTTCTGGTGTTCTTCGTGGTGAAGAATTTAATGCGGTATTTGAAGCAGCTCCAAATATCATGCAGTCTGTAGCGGACTATATGAATATTCCTATCGGTCAGTTACGAAGCATGGCAGAAGAGGGTAAAATCACTGCTGACGTTGTTAAGAATGCTATTTTCGATGCGACAGAAGAAGTTAATGCAGATTTTGACAACATGAAGTGGACTTGGCAACAAGTCTTTACGAGCTTCAAAAATTACGCAACGCAAGCCTTAGACCCAGTGCTTTCTAAAATATCTGAATTGGCTAACAATAAGGATGTTCAGAATTTTGCCGTGGGATTGGGTGTAGCGGTCGGAACTGTCGTTAATGTAGTTCTTTGGGCATTCGAATTGATAGCCGGTTTGGGCGCATTCATGTATGATAATTGGTCGTTTATAGCTCCGGTCATTTATAGTGTAGCTGCTGCATTAGCGTTGTATTATGGTTATGTTTTGGCGACAAACGCAATCGAATTGATAAGTAATGGAATCAAAGTTGCTTCAATGTTGGCTTCATACGCCAAAGCTGCTGCAACAAGAGGTGAAGCATCTGCAACGGCAGCGGCAACGGCAGCTCAGTACGGTTTTAACACCGCTTTACTTGCCAGTCCATTGACGTGGATTTTAATAATTATTATTGCGGTTGTAGCTGCCATTTATCTTGTGATTGCAGCTATAAACAAAGTGACCGGTTCTACAATCTCTGCAACCGGAGTTATCGTTGGTGCATTGATGTCTGCGGTAGCATTTATTTGGAATTTATTCCTCGGACTGGTTGATTTGGTTCTTGGTATCGTAAACTACTGGTACAACATTTTTGGTGCATTTGTGAATTTCTTTGGAAATTTATTTAATGACCCAATAGGTTCTATTATCAATTTATTTGGTGATTTGGCAGATAACGTACTTGGTGTTCTCGAATCTATTGCCAAGGCAATGGATAAAGTATTCGGTTCTAATATGGCTTCTACGGTTGCCGGATGGAGAAGTAGCTTGAGTTCTAAAATCGAAATTGCCACTAAAGAATACGGTAACGGAACGTATGAAGAGGTGATGGGAGAACTCAATCTTTCCAGTGAATCTTTAGGTATGAAGAGATGGGCTTATGAGGACGCTTATAATACCGGTTATGAATGGGGAGCTGGTATAGAAGATAAGGTTTCTAATATTTCTTTAGACAATATTCTTGGTACTGGTTCTGACCTTACGGATGCTGCAAATGCCGCAGAAACCTATTTACCAGATGTAGCTGATTATACTGGTGCAATGGCAGATGAGATGGAGCTGACCGAAAAAGATTTAGAGTATCTCAGGGATATTGCAGAACAAGAAGCTATTAACAGATTCACTACGGCAGAAATTAAGATTGATATGCAGAACAACAATTCCATTGCATCTAACATGGATATTGACGGAATCGTATCTCAGCTTGAAGAAAAGCTTTATGAATCTATGGAAATCGCTGCGGAAGGAGTACATTAACAATGTCATACGATGTGTATTTTGATAAGGTGCTTCTTCCGGTAGCACCGGCTAAAATCAAGACTAAGATTAAGAACAAAAATAACTCAATAGAGCTTATCAACGATGGGGAAGTGAATATGCTAAAAGATGCCGGATTAACGGAAATTTCTTTTACTATTTCACTTCCAAATCAGAAATATCCATTTGCGAAATATCCAGACGGATTTAAAATGGCATCGTATTATTTGGATGTTCTTGAGGAATACAAGAAGAATAAAAAGCCTTTTCAGTTGATTATTAGCAGAATGCTACCAACTGGAAAGGTTCTTTTTTATACGAATCTGAAAGTGTCTCTTGAGGATTATAACATTGACGATGATGTGAAAGAGGGTTTTGACACTACAGTTACCATAAATCTTCTGCAATACAGAAGTTATGGAACTAAGACTGTAAACATGAATTCCAGCAAATCGAAAGCTACCACAACGAGAGCTGCTGGTGCTGGAGCAAATAATTCCGGTAAAAGCTATACAGTCAAAAGTGGGGATACTCTTTGGAACATTGCCAAAAAGAATCTGGGTGATGGAAGCAGATGGAAAGAAATTTACAATGCCAACAAATCCGTAATCGAAAGTGAAGCCAAAAAAAGAGGTAAGGCATCCAGTAATAACGGTCACTGGATCTGGGCAGGAACGAAAATCATCATTCCGTAGGAGGGTTGCAATATGAATGTTGAATTATGGATTGTCAATGGTGCAACTGCATATCAACCCTCTGTGAAATCAGATATTACGTGGGAAACTAGCAGATTTGGAGAACCTAGTTCTTTAAAATTCACTTGTTTGCAGGATAATAAATTGAATATCACTGAGGGAAACGCAGTGAAATTGATTGTTGATGGCACGAATGTGTTCTTTGGATTTATCTTTACCATTCAACGTGATAAATCCGAAGAATTAGTCATTACTGCATACGACCAATTGCGTTATTTGAAAAACAAGGATACGTACATCTACAAAAACAAAACGGCAAATCAAGTAGTTTCAATGATTGCTGGGGATTTTGGTTTAAATGTCGGTAGCTTAACTGATACCGGTCACACAATTGAAAAGAAAGTAGAGGATAATCAGACGTTATTTGACATTATTCAAAATGCGTTGGATGAAACTCTTAGAATTAAGAAAAAATTATACGTTCTTTACGATGATTTTGGGAAACTGACTCTCAAAAATTCTGAGAATATGCTGACAAACATTCTGATTGATGAAGAGACTGCTCAAAATCTTTCCTACACGTCCACCATTAACGAGAACACGTATAACCAGATTAAGTTGACTTATGAAAATAAGGATACCGGTAAGCGAGAAGTTTATATCAAAAAAGATTCCGGCAACATCAACAAATGGGGCGTGTTGCAATTTTACGAATCCATTGACAACCCTAAGGGTGCTGCTGATAAAGCCGATTCACTTTTGCAGCTCTATAATGCCAAAACCAAAAATTTAAAGATTGACAAGGCGTTTGGGGATGTGAGAGTACGTGCTGGCACATCCGTTGCAGTGAAGTTAAATTTAGGAGACGTATCTCTTCAAAATTATATGCTCGTAGAAAAAGCGAAGCACACTTTCGGTAACGATTCGCATTTCATGGATTTGACATTGAGAGGGGGAGAGATTAACAGTGCCTAATATAATTCAGATTATTAAACAAGCTGCAATGGAAGCGGTAGAAGCATCCAAGCCTATGAAAGTAGTTTATGGTACGGTTGTGTTGTTATCACCATTCTCAATTAAGATAGACCAAAAATTCACGATAACCGACGAGTTTTTAGTAATATCAAAAAGAATGAAGCGAGAGGGTTTTGAACTTGGAGATAAACTTCTTTTATTGCAAGAGCAAGGTGGACAAAGTTACATTGTAATGGACAAGGTGGGTGAATGATGTGATTCCTGCAATCAATGAGCAGTTTATCCAAAACTTCACAGAAGTAGAGATACCGTCAAAGGATTTTGCATTGGACATTCCAAATGCTAGAATGAACGGTTCGGTTGAAGATTTGGAAGAATTAAGACAAGCGATTTATTTTATCTTGAATACGGAACGCTACGAGTATTTGATTTATTCTTGGGATTACGGAGTAGAATTTGTCGATTTAATAGGACAACCGCATTCTTATGTTATACCGGAATTAGAAAGAAGAATCACCGAAGCGTTAGAACAAGATGATAGAATACGTTCAGTGTCTAATTTTACATTCGAAAAAAGCGACAAAAAGAAGTTGCACGTGACGTTCGTTGTCAATACTATTTTTGGAAATATTGAAAGTGAGGTGAATGTCAATGTATGAAGAACAAACCTATGAACTTATTCTGGACAGAATACTTGCTAGGATGCCAGACACATTAGATACGAGACAATCTTCTTTCTTGTACAATGCAACTGCTCCAATAGCAGTGGAATTGCAGAATGTGTATTTGGCATTGGACAACATCTTAAATATCACATTCTTTGATACTTCTGACCGTGAGGGTAAATTGCAGCGATGTAAAGAACGTGGTATAAATACGGAACAGTTCGCAGCTACACGAGCGATTTGTGTTCTCGAAATTACACCAACTACATTAGATATTCCTATCGGAACAAGATTCAATTATAACGACATCAATTACACCGTCACTGAAAAAATCAGCGATGGTGTTTTTCATGTGCGTTGTGATAGTTATGGAACGATGGGAAATGTGACCGGACAAGTTACTCCAATTGATTATATCAATGGCTTAGAAACTGCTGAAATTACTGATGTTTACCAGTGGGGAGAAGATGAAGCAGACGTATCTTTAATTGATGAGATATATTACGCTTCGTTGAATTCACAAGCTTTCGGTGGTAATCGTGCCGATTATAT